TTCATCTTCTTCTGTAAATCTAATCACAAGTAACGGGTCTCCTGGTTTAACATCGTTCATCTCTGGGTGTTTAACTTTTGGACTTTTCGTATACCCATTTTGAGCATTCATAATCATCCAACCTTGTGCGATCATTGATAGGGCTATACCAACAAGTATCACCCAAGGAACCAAAAATATTATGGGAGTGTAATTTTGAGCCATGGTAGTAGAGGTGGAATAACCCCGATAAGTCTTAATAGCCCTTCGGCAAATAAAGCGAGAACTAACCAACCAATACAGGCACTGATGATGGACGCATTGCGATTGTGCTTCCTTATGGCAGCATCAATCATCTCCTGCACTTCTGTGCGAGTTACGTGTTCATCATCAAATGGTTCCATCATTCTTTTTCTCCAAGAAACTTTGCGAGAGGATCTCTTCGAGTTTCTTCTATTTTAATTGCCCGTCTGTAAAATAAATTATCAGTGTTTCCAGAGTCTTCGAATATTGCCTTAATCTTCACCCAGTTTTCGTAGGTGCGTTGATTCATAGAGTTAAGGTTGAATACTATTAGTTATATTACTTAACGTCGCAAGCCCGCCTAATTTGTTAGGGTTTCAAGAAAGTGATTAAGATAATATTAACTCGTTCATTCATTCAGCAACAATGGTGATGCCTTTCCATCCACCATTTTTTTCTTCATGAATTATATTTGTTGATTCTTCTGTTGCAAACAACGCTCTTTGTGTTGGATTATCGGTCCATCTATTTTTTCCTGCATAATAAACAACCACATCTGGATTGATGAGACTTGGTTTTTGAATGTAGTATGCCATGTTAATACTTTTTTTAGTTATTTATTGCCTGGTGTTCTGGAAGCTTCGGTAATAAATCAAAAGAGATAATCGTTCGTTGTTTTCTTGATGAGTTGGGATGAACGAAGTGTAGTGTATAAGACGGAGCAATAAACAGTGTTCCCTCCTTCACATCTTGTGGATATGCAAGTGTTGTTGTATCCGTTCTAGGGTCTTGCCACGGTGCCACAAAACAAGTGGGAGTGTGATGTTTAGGGTCATATTCCAGATAAAGAACACCAGAGAATCCCCAACTCTTGTGATTGTGAATCGTCTGGTGATCTCCTTGTTTGTATCTCACCGCCCAGCAATCAGTCATACTACAAGTGACTTGTGCTTCTTGACAGAACTCAAACAACTGAGGTCGGATTAGATCTTGAAAGTGGTGTAAGTAATTTTTATTGTTGGTCTGTCTATCCGTCTCAAAAGTCTGTAGTGTGGTTCTTACAAACTTTTGAGAGTTGATACGATTTAGGAGACCCTTTTTCTTAAAATCCCAATCATCAATTTGATATTGATAAGAAGGGTATTCAAAAAGTGGTGCCTTCATCGTGCTCTGTCCCAAGCACAGTGAGCTCTCTGACCGTCTTGGAGAACATAATGAAAGAAAATCTGATGATAGTAAAGTTCACCAGTCTTACCAAGTATTTTTTTGCTTCTCTTCATACCAGGCATCGGGTCACGCCAATGTGGTCTTTCACAACCTTTATAAACCATACCATCACCAGGTTTTAGAACCACTGAACGGTTCTCACCAGGAACTAGAACCTGTGTCTTCTTTTTATCAGCATAAGTATCGGGAGTTTTAATCCAAATCGGCCAATCGGCATCTTCACCAGTCAGATTGGTGCTGACGTGAACGGTCACAGAAATTTCACAAGCGTCACGGTCTGCGTGTTTTGTTAGTGCCTGCCCTGGAAAATAATAACGATCATAATAATATGTGTTATAAAGTTTCCGACCTAATGCTTCTTCTAGTTTCATACGAATACCACAATGAATCTGGCGATACTGTGGGTGCCAATAACGAGCAAGAGAACCCTCCACCTGCATCTCTACTTCCTGATGCGTAAACTGGTCCATCTTTTTACCCCACCAGTTCATTTGTCCGCGTTCTGGTGGAACTGGATGATAAAGTTCTTCTGGATCCCATAAGTCCTTAATGACTAGATATCCGTTCTTCTCAAAACTATCATTGCGAGTCCAGGCAGTACCTGTATTCATTCTTTCCTGCATCATCAGTTGCAGTTCTGTCATTTGCTCTGCCATTTTCTACCTCACTTCCAGCGTTTGCCAACCGTCCATCCAACAAGGGATTTACGGACACCTTTCGTCACTTTAAGAACACGGTGTTGAGTGCGAGAGTCAAATAGAATCACAGTGCCACGTTTACGAGGTGCAATATAACTATTTCCCGCTTCATCAAGGAGTTGCAGATTGCCACCTTCATAATCATCAGGGTCGCTCAACTGAACCACAAATGAAAGTTTCCTTACAAGTTCAACATTCTCATTCAGGAAGTCTTGTGCGAGTCCTTCTTGACGATTACCAACACTTACGGGTTTGTATTGAGTCGCAAGCCCTGCATCATTGTGCCATCCATAGAACTGCCCTGCCTCATACTTGGTGAACTGCATTGACTCACCATCAATACAGTGCAGATCATACAAGAAGTTCTCACGATTTGCGCGTTCAATATAGTGCCAGACAAATCCACCAACCCAGTGTGTGGTGGGAATCCAGGCATTTTGTGAATTTCTTTTATCTTTATTCAAGGCATCTCCGTGCAATCGGGAGTCTGCCATCTGTTCGTCAAACTTTTCTGTAAGATCTCGTTCGAGAATATCTACTACGTCTTCTGGTAGATCGCTAAAATACCAAATTGATTGAAATGCCATATGGAAATAATGTATTCAGTGTTATTATATATGATTTTTTCAGGAATGTCTAGTTGATACTAAAAAGGAGAACTTTTCCTTTCAATTTGTACATTTTATTAATTTTTGGTTACTTATAATTAAAAGTTGAATCACCTTCACCACACTCACCCACAGGAACAATATTAAACGCCAAAGAATATCTAGATTTAGATTCTTGGTTTGTTAAAACACGATGCTGAAGATAACTTGGAAAAAAGATTAGAAGATTTTTTTCTGGAGGAACTTTCCAAGAAAAAGAATTCATAATACTAAACTCTCTGGGTATGATATAAAAATCCCAATGAGATCTTAACGGGGTTTCAAATTCAATGGGAGAACTTTGAGGAGTATATTCATCAAAGTAGTACACACCGCTATAAAAACTATTCTTATGTGAATGTAATTGAGCATACCCACCTGGATCTATTTTTGTTATCCAGGATGTTGTTATTTTAAAGTTGTTTTTGTAATAAAAACTTTCGTGTGCTATTTTTTCAAATTCATTCAATAATGTTTTTCTTGTCTTGGGATATTTTTCTAAAATATTTTTATCTTTACTACTATAGGCATTAGAAGCATTTTGATTGGAATTATATTCCACATCTTTTTTCAATTCACTTAAATTTTCTTGTAAATGAAGAGTAATAAGAGGAGATGAGAATAAAGGATATGCTTGCATAAAAACTTCAATTTTTTTTTTATATTATAACAGATATTGTCTTATGATGGATAAACAATAAGAACTAAACCAGATCCTCCTCTTCCAATAGATCCAGCACCTGCACCTCCACCAGTATTTTGTATTCCTGCTGACCCAGTTGGATTTGGATCTCCTTGACCATTTCCTCCACCCGCATATGGTCCACCAGCACCTCCGCCGAGTCCTCCAAGTCCAGGAAGATTCAAGGAATTAGCTCCTCCTCCACCACCAGCAACCCAATAACCTCCACCACCAGGGCCTGGAGCACCTACACTAGATTTTGGATCCTGGAACGTTGATGGAAGTTGAACACCTGCACCGCCGTGACCTCCAATTTGTGGCGGTGGAGCTGCATTAGAACCAACACCACCAAATCCTCCTCCACCACCACCGCCACCAAAAGGTGCGCCAGGCATTCCTTGCCCACCATTATTACCTTGAGTAATGGGATATGGTGAAGGAAGGGGAATAGGAGAGAGAATGGGTGCTGGCGTAGATGGATTAAAACCAAATCCAATTGGGGAGGTATTGTCATATGCTCCACCTCCACCAGATCCACCGTGACCGCCAGCTTCAAATAATCCAGCGCCACCGCCGCCGCCATAAGATGTTATTGATATTGGACCTGGACCTGAAATAGAACTGTTTGAACCTGTTCTTACTGAAGCTCCTCCAGCATTAGTATTTGCTCCTCCACCACCAACAGTTACTGTGATTGCATTTGGAGCACCAGTTCCAACAGCAGGTATTGGAGATACTGATGGTGCAGGTACAAATCCTGGAATATTGGATCTAACACCACCGGCACCGCCACCTCCAGCGTGGCCGCTGTTGGCGCCACCGCCGCCCGCAATTACGATATAATCAACACTTAGAGAAGATCCAGAAGTGTTGGTAAAAGTTCCAGAATTCGTAAAGGTATGAATGGTCTTATTATTATAATAACTAATCGCACCACCAGTTGCTTTTGCGGTTGCGGTGAGTGATGCGACTACATAACGGACGACTACGATTCCGGAACCGCCGCCTGACCCGCGTACACCCGGATTTGATCCCCCTCCTCCTCCGCCACCAGTCGCGTAAGTTCCTTGAGTACCAACAGACCCTCCTGTTCCACCAGATCCACCTCCACCCGGACCTCCTGATCCGCCGGTGGAGTCTCCACCACCACCGCCGCCACCAGCATAAGTTACTGGACTTGCTGGTCCATAAGCATAAACATTTGGAGACCCTGGTCCTCCGGCACCAGTCGCAGGAGCAGTTCCACCTCTACCATTAGAACCTGCTCCGCCGGCACCACCACCACCTGATCCTGAGGTAGATCCAAATCCACTTCCACCAGAACCACCAGGATTTCCTTGTGGTGGAGAAGTGGGTGGAGTATTTCCAGTTCCACCCGCTAATGAAGAGGGATTATCGACACCACCTCCCGATCCACCAGATCCTCCAGCAACATTTGGTCCAATACTTCCATATCCACCACCTGCGGAAGAATATCCAAAACCAGAAGATGTCCCTCCCTGAGATCCATTATTATTAGGACCTGCACCACCCGCTCCACCAGCTCCAATTGTTATAGTATATGATCCGGGAGAAGTTGAAATTGGAATGGACGTTATTTCTCTAAATCCACCTGCGCCACCACCACCACCTCGATCAGCACCTCCTCCACCACCACCAGCGACAACAAGATACTCAACAAGTCCAGTTCCAGTAACAGCACTTACATTTAAAGCACCAGATGAAGTGAAGATATGAGCACGATAGTTGGTTCCGCTATCATTATAATCACTAATTACACCACCAGTTGCAGTAATACCAGATGGAGTTGCTCCATCAGCAGCAGCAGCAGCAGCACTCCTACCAAACCCAAACCTAGAACCAGTAAAAATAGGTGCCATAATCTATCAAACTCCTATTGTGCCTTGTCTAAAGTTTCCGTTCTCCGTGACGTAAATTTGATAACTTGATGCAGAAGTATTTGTACCGCCAGTATAATGAATAAAGAATGAAGTAAAGTCCCTATCAGCACCAGTTGTTGAGAGTGTTACAGTTGTTCCAGAACCCACTAAACCTCTTGTAGAAATACCTGCAAGTGCTGCTCCTGCTGCAAAAGGAATTACAGTACAGTTGGTTCCAATACCTGTTGCTGCTGTGGTATTACCAGTTCCTGCAGCATTTTGAGTGGTAATTAGAGTGATTGTAGTGCCATTCTGCGTATCAGCAGGCATATTCTTAAATGATACAATACCAATATTTGCACCAGTTGGAATGGTATAAGTATATGTCGTTGAGTTTCTTACGTCTAACTCTAGAACTAATGCACCACCTGAAGTATATGTCGTTGCTGCTGATACGTTTTCAATCACTCCACCACGGAATCTTACGTCATTTGCAAATGTAGAAATACCAGTAACTGTAAGACCAGCACCAGCATTAACAAGACCACTGAATGTTGCTATCCCTGTTACGTTAAGAGTCGTGGATCCAATACTAGTGGCATTTACGATACCACTGCTGGTCAAATCAAGATTATCAGCCGCTGGAAGTTCTTTAATTTGTAATGCTGAGGAATCAACAATAAGTGGAAATCTGTTTGCCATTTTCTTGCTTTTCCTTTATTTAGACAGGGACATTAATTGTGCCAGATCTTGCAACAACACCTAGAATATTAGTGGTTGGAAGTGTAAAAGTAACTGCAGTTCCAGAGCGAGTTGGAACTACCATGGTTGCTTGTGCTCCACTAGCGATACTAATATTAACCGATGTGCCGCTGACTGCAAAAGTATTACCAGTTCCAACAAAGTTCAGTGTTTTGACTGGACCTGATGTAATGGTGGTTCCTGCTGATGAAATACCAAGATTAA